AAGATTGGTAACGTCAATAACTGAGGCTTGACCCCCAGGTCCCTGAAAGGAGACTACGTTGGGGATGGTCTCAAAGGTTGTGGTTCCAAACCGGGCAATGGTGATGCCCTGCGCGGTGATGGCAGTACTAGGCATAAAAGGCCTCCATGAAAAAATAAAAATCTAGCTACCGTTACCGGTAGTAGGTGAAGTCCACAGATATCCGGTAAGTACCGGATTCATCATCGAAATCGGTAAGACCCATGCGTACATCGGCCACCGTTTTGATACTGGCTAGCAAAGCTGCAAGGACCTGCTCTTGCAGTTGTTCGCAAGCAACCAGCGTCCTTGCATAGGCGTCAACTTGCACCCTCGAGCGCCGCAATTGGTTGGGTCCGTCAAGGGAAGCAACGTTGGATTGATCTATAGGGGTGTAAACAAGCGTCGGATACTGTGCGTTCACAGGTGCAACGATGGCGTAAACCTGTCCAGCAGCCAGATGCTTGATCGCGTCATAGAAATCCTGCATCGCTAGCGTCCATTCAAGGACCGAGCTTCAATCTCGATGCGCTGGGTAAGACGCTGCTTGATGGCATCAACCGCCGCACGGCGACGAGATTCCAATGCCGGACGTAGGAATGGCCGAGCAGCCATCTTGCGAGTACCAAATTCAACGAAGCGCCAGTACCAAGCGTCTTGCGATAGGTTGCCCCGCTTACCCTGGTTACGGAATTTTTTACCGTGGCGCACCAGAACATAAAACGTCTGGCGACCTCCACCGGAAAGCTCTCGGATGTGCTTCATGATCACCGAGCGTTTGAGCGTTCCGGGAGGTGGCTGTTTTGAACCAAGGGACTGCGCAGCTTTAGGAGCCTGGGCCCGAGCCTCATCCCGTATGACCTTTGCGCCTGCATAAACGGAGGCCCTAAGTCCCCGATTAGCAACACGATCGGGAAGTTCACGAAGAGCACGATCAAGCTGAGCTAGTCCTTCAATGCGAACTGTTTCAACTCTAGCCATTACTCACCCCTTCGCTGGCTAGCAGCATGACTGAGACATTGGCCTCATCTTCATTCAGCGCGTTGTGAATCGCGAACACACGCCCTCGATACAGAACTCGCATTTGTGCAACGCTCTTGGGATCGTCAAATTCGGATCTGTGACGTACTGTGATTTGATGACTAACCACCGAAGCTATGCGATCTGCAATGCGTGCTTCGCGGCCTGATATGGGTTGAATATCAGCCCAAACAATCGCCACATCGATCCAAGCTTGTGTCGGTGCTCCCAACACATCCTTTGCAACAGTAGTCTTCTGAATGCGAACACGTTGGCACAACTGCCCAGCACTGATTGAGCTCATACAAAGCTCACCCGGTAACCATCGAGGAGACCGTCTACGAAGGACAATGAGTCGATGCGGCCGCGCGAAAGCATTGCCACTTCTTCCCGATGGCCGTAAAGACTCCCCACACGCAATTTGATCCAACTCTTAAGTCCTTCGGGGACTGACGAACTTGGGCCGTATCCAGCGTCAAAGGTAACGATCACAGAACCAATCTGTGGAAGAGTTGTGGGCCAAGTCTTTCCGAATACCGGAGTGAGTCGCGCAGGCTCGCAGGCTGCGTCCAACACGTAATCACCCGCTGGCATCAACTGCAAACTGCCATTCATGTCCAGGTATTCGATGCTGACCAAAGACTGCACTGGGCATTTCGCAATAAGGATCGCGTGTCCGGGCAGGCTGAAGGACGCATCGGCAGGGATATGCATGGTTAACGCACCCGGAAAAGCATCGAGCACCAACCTCCAGCGAGCAGTCATCAACTGCCTGCCGGTTAGTGTCTCGGCTGCCTGCCGGGCTGCGGTTATCAGTGAGCCAATCAGCGCGTCATCGTCATCAACATCCACCCGCAGGTGCTGTTTTGCTTCAAGAAGCGTGATTGGCTCCCCCGCTGGAGCTGTGACCAGTTGCAGTGGCATTTAGACGATCTGCACAACAGCTGCCTGATTACCTGCGTTAGCTGGTAGCTCTCTAGGATTGACGCCCAGGATTTGCGCTGCAGTCTGACTTGCGGCCACACCCACAGTGAGTGACAGGCGAACAAAGCCAAAGCCGTTCACCGTATCGAGCTCCTCGGGCTTGACGTTGATCAAGGCCTGCTTGTTGTCGCCAGTGGCTTTGACAATCTGAGTAATCGCTTTGCCACTGATGTCCTTGGCACTCGTACCAGTGGCATCAACCGCCTGCTGCAACTTAGCATCCACTGTGGCGCTGGTGCCCAGCACTCCGGTCTGCACCAAGGAGAGAAAGCCGTGGTGGTTGGCCACAGAAATCCAGCCGGTAGTGACTGTTCCCGCCGCTTGCGCGGCCGGATCGATGGTTGCGAGAACGGACAGCAGTTCGCTGCCTTTTGCGTTGAGGAACATAGTTTTCTCCTAAGGTTGGGGACTGCTTAGCGCGCGCCTAGTTGGATGAAGGGCGACATCGTTGCGCTGCCCTTGGCAGGCGTGATGGGGCTGCTGAGCTTGGACTGGCCGTCCATGCGGAAGGTGGTTCGAAACGCCGTGAGATCGGCATCGAAGTACAGATGCATAGACGTGGCGGTCTGCATGCCGCCAGACTTAGTGATCGTTTGGTAGTACTTCAGGTCCACCAGCAAGATGTCACCCTGTGCGGAGAAGGTGTTGGCGTGTTGGGACACAAACACCGGGCGACCCAGCAGCGTGCCGTAGGGAGAGACCTGAATGCCACCGACGTTCAATCCGGTGGGCAAGTAGATCGGGTAGTTACCCAAAGTCAGGGTGAACAATGCTGGCAACACGTCGTTGTTGACAATCCACACCGCGTTGGCGAATGAGCCCGTTGGCAGACGCGCAATCATCTTGGCCAGGTTTTGTGGCAGCAGCGTTTGCGTCAACTGCCCAGTCTCCTTGGCCACATTGACCGTAGCGCCAGCATTGAGCGCGCCGACTGGGACGCCAGAGCCAGAGCCGAACAGGATGGATTCATTGGTTTTCCAGCGAATGGACAGTGCAATTTTCTCGGGCAGATAGGTCGACAAGGCGTTGGCATCCTCGAGCAACTCATCAGTCGTAGGCACCAGGGCCATCAGCTTTTTGAGCCGCAAAGTAGACAGTCCCAGCACGGGCTTTGTGGTGACCGCAGGAGCCGCTTCGCCTTGCCAGTAAGCGCGAATACCGTTGGTGCCCCAAGGCGTGGTTTCATCCTTGGGAAACGCCATGGTGTTTCCGCTGATTTCCACGTTATCGGTCAGCGGCAGCAACGAGTCCTCGCCTAAAGACAACTGAAAAATCTCCTTGGAGAACTGTGGCGGTACAAAGAAGCCACCGTCTTGGCCAGAGCCTTCACTGCCAAAGGTGGCTGGAGCGGCAGCACCACGACCGCTGCCAATCAGCAGGCGATCGTCTATCGGGTTGCCTGGCTTTTGCGCATGGCAGACGTTTTGCAAGAAGTCGCCCAAGCTCTGAAAGCCATGTTTGGGATCGAGTTCGCGGTTATCGCTCACCATCGAACCATGGCCAGCACCAGAGTGGTTGCCTACATGCGACCCCATCTGAACCTCTTCGGAAATCAAGGCCGACTCGCGGTCAATAGCCGCCGAAGCGGTTTCAATTCGACTCTTAAGTCCATTGAACTTGATCACTTCCTCATCTGAGAGATCTCGGTTTTCTTGGGCGGCAATGTCAGTTAAGGCACGAGCCTCTTTGACAAGATCAGACTTGCGAGCTTGAAGCTCGCGCAATTGCTTACTCATTTGGGTTTCTCCAGACGTAAAAAAGCCACCTCTTGAGTGGCGGGATTTCAAAGATTAAAAAATGCGCGAAGCTAGTCGAGCATCAAGGTTGCGACCTACGGGTCGCCGTTCGGACTGGGGGTGCTCAACGGAGCAACTCCTGAGCAGTCCAAATTACAAAATCCCAAGCTCAGTGCGGGCTTGGGCCAAGCGGGAGGTTTTGGGTTTGGCTTGTGGACTGGACTTTGCACTTGATGCCGCGTCCTTGTGCATCTTGCTCAAGACCTGATCGAAGCTCGCGATGCCGTCCACCATGTTTTGCGCCAAGGCCGCATCAGCCCCCAAGACCCGTCCTTGACCCATACCATCGCGGACCTGAGTGATGGGCACACCACGCCCCTTGGCCACAGCCTTGGTAAATGCAGCGTAATAGTCCTCTACGCGGGACTGCATAAATCCCTGCGCTTCTTCGTCCAGTGGTGCATACGGATTGCCCTCGACCTTGAACTTGCCCGCCGATATGAGCGTGGTCTTAACGCCAGCTTCATCCATGGCTTTGCTGTAGTCCTGGTGCGCCTGCCACACGCCAATCGAGCCCACTTCGCCACCGGCGGTGACATAGAACTCGCCAGCTTGGGAACCGATCCAGTAAGCCGCCGAAGCTGCCAGACTGTTAGCGATGGCCACCACCGGCTTTTGGGCATGAGCACTCAAAATGGCATCGCCCAGTTCAGAGACGCCATACACGCTGCCGCCCGGGCTGTCGATGTCGAGCAGGATCTGACTGACCGCCTCATCGGCAACGGCTAGTCTGAGCATTTGGGTGACGATCTGGGTGCTGACCATGCCAGGGCCGGAGACGTCATCCACCATATTGCCACGCTGTGTGATGACCCCGTAAATAGGGATGACGGCAATGCCGCCACCCGAAATGGCAGCTGAGGTCTGTCTGCGGGTGTCCCGCAGAACACGGTCTGTTTGGACCTGAAACATGGCAGCGTCGCTGGCAGGCACGCCTTGTGACCAGCGTGAAATGACAGTGGCCAGAGCACTTAATCGCTCAGGCATCAAGGCCCAAGGCGTTGCCATAAATTCAGCCACTAAAAGTTGGTTTTTCATAAGTTGGTTTTTTATAAATTCAGTCCGAGTGAGATAAGTGATTGAGTCAGGATTTTTTGATCTAATGACTCAGATCTTTGGTTTTCAGCCCAAAGCTGTACACGCTCCAGCGGTACAGCCAAGGCT